CTGCGACAACCAAAACGCGAGACGCGCGGCGCCGTCTTTCAGCCACTCCGGGATCAGATTGCTGGCAATCGCGTAGCCGTCGGGTCGGCACAGCCACGCGCGCGGAAACGCCAGCGACTGGTGGCTGAAGGTCGCGATGCCATCCCAGGCCATGCGCGTGATGATGGCGCACGCTTCGATGTTGTACTGGTCCTGCGCCAGCTCGTCGACGTCACCCCACGCGTCCGCGAACGGCATCGCCTCGAGGCGAGTCGTCAGGTCCGCGCGGCTCTCGAATACGTTTGCATTCGAGAGCCCGGCGCCGGTTTCAATGACGAGCGTCGGCGGCATGTCTTACGCCGCATCCTCATCGGACGCCGCCGCGAGCGCCGCGAGGCGCGCAGCATAAATCGGCGCCGCACTGGCCCGCTCATCACGGGCCTGTAGGGCAGCCACCGCTTCGGCGTCAAGCGACGCAATCGCGCCGGCCAACGCTTTGACGGCGGGCAGCGGCGCGACGTCGGGCGTCTCGTCGCCATCCTCATCGGACGCCGCCGCGAGCGCCGCCCCACGCGCGAGCGCGACGTCCTCGCGCTCGTACGGGCAGTTCGGCGCGGCGAGGATTTCGCGCGCGTCCACGGGGAGGCGTTCGATCACCTCACCCGTGTCCTTGTGCAGCAGGCGCACCGGCGCCGTCTGTTGCGCTGGCCCGCGCCCGGTGAACTGGGACACGGGCACGGGCGCGTTGACTTCGGCCGCCACTTATCGAGTCCCCAGAGCGAGGAGCCCGCTGTAGTTGATACCGGTCGCGATCGTGCCGGCGATGCGCGTGAACAAGCGCCCATAGCGGTAGACCGTGCCGTTGATCTCGTTCGTGAAGTGCAGCTCACGACGACCGACCGCCGTGTCTGCGCTTTCGTTTGAGACCGAGGAATCGCCCAGCTTGACGACGCCCGCGATGAAGATGCCCGCCGAGAGGTCGGCGGTGTTCGAGACCTGCATCTCGATCTCGTACTTCTCATTCGCCGTATCGACTTCGATGGCGAGAATGTCGAGAATCGCCCGGGCGTCAATGCGCCCGGGGCCAAAATCGATCACGCGGGCCGCACTGGCGACCGTGGCTGCCGCGGACGAGGCCACGAGGCCGGCATCCTTGAGCAGGTGCGCGTGATCGTACGTGAAATCCTTGCTATTGCGCATGTGTGACGACTCCGGTTAGGCCGCGATCGCGGCGTTCGAGATCCCGCGCAGACGCGCGACGGCGCGGCCATGCTCGACCGCCATGCCCATCAGCCACTCGACGCGCGTGCGCATCTTCGGCTCGGCGTCGAGTTCGCCAAGGTCGCGCACTTCCATCTCGCCGTTCTGGATGCCGTTGAGGAATCCATCGCCGAAGCGGCAGACGTAGATCGACGCGGCCGTGGAGCCGCCGCCGCCGCCCGCTTCCGTGAACGACAGCGGGTCCACGCCGTCATTGTCCGGGTAGGCCGCGAGCAACGGGATATCGTTGTACGTCGTGACCGTGCGGCCGAACTCGTCCTTCGACTGCATGATGTTGCCCGAGATCGTCTGGTTGCGCATGGCCGCGGTGAACCGCGCGCGCATCGGACGGGGAATCAGCAGGCCGTTCGCGCCCGGCACGGCTTCGATCGCTTCGTCGAGCTTCGCCAGCGAGAGCGGATCGCCACCAGACGACCCGCCGTTCTCGATCAGCTGCGCGCCCGTGACGCGCTTCTGCAGTCCGTCGAACTCGCGCGGGTTCGTCTCGCTGTCGCCCTTGATCATGCTGTACGTGATCGCGGCGGCGAGCGCCTTGATCTTCATGGCTTCGTGCGTCGCGCGCACGCCCATGCCGTGCATCTTGACGATGGCCGTGTCGACGTCGAGATCACCGCCGGCAATGCGGAGTGCTTCCGCCTGCGGGTTGATGATGCCCGTCGACTCGGGATAGGACTCGCCAATACCACGGAACGCGACGCCAGGCAGCGCGCCCTCGCGGTTGTAGGCGTAGGCGTTGCCCTGAATGCTCATAAAGCGCATCACGCGCAGCCACGCCGACAGTTCGGCGAACATTGCGATCACACCGGCGCGCTTCGTCTCGCCGTTGTTCAGCGCAATTTTGGCGGATTCCAGCAGGGTCATGCTCATAACGGACCTCGGGAAGAATGGGGTAAGGGGATGCCGAGGTCCTCGGCCCTACAGGGCGCGCATCGCGCGCGGGACGGTCGATCAGTCAGGCACGGTCGCGCGGGCCGCCTCGCAGCCCGCGCCGAACGCTCGCGCCAAATCGTGCTTACTTCGCGTTGGCCATCTGCAGCAGCGCGGCCGGGTTCGTGGCGAGCAGCTTCTCGGTGTCCGCACTCGACGGCGCGCCGTTGCCGCTGCCCTTGAACTCCACACCGCCTTTCTGTTTCGACTCGTAGAACTCGGAGTATTCCTTCGGGATGTCTTCCGCCAGATACTTCGCGAGATCGGTTGTCGGCTTGTCCTTGAGGACCAGCGTGCCGCTGTCGTTCAGGTCGAAGCGGTCGCCGATCAGCTTGTGCAGGTCGTTGACGCGCTTCGGATTCGCACCGGACGTGCCGATCATCGCCTTCAGCTTATCGTCGAACTTCAGCGTGCGGAGTTCTTTCTGCGCGGCTTCCAGTTTCTCGGCGATCGGCTTGGTCTCGGCTTCGATCTCTGCCCGTCGGGCGGCGATTTCTTCGTCGGTCAGACCACCCGCCTTGGCCTTCGCGTCCTTCAGCTGCTTCTCGAGATCGCGGACCTTCTCCTTGAACGTCCGGTTCTCTTCTTTCTGTCGCTCATGCGCGTTCTTGAGCTCCGGCACGTCTTCGATCTCGAAAACAAACTCGCCGTTCTCTTCGGCCGCACGCTCTTGGAGTTCCGCGGGAATCTCCTCGCGGGTTTTCCATTTCAGCTTGATTGCCATCGGCATCCTTGGTGAGGGTCTGCCTCACGATGCCCCACACGGTCCCCGGCACCAACGGGGCGACGGTGTAAAGGGGGGCCGTCATGGCCCCCCTTCGGATCTCACGCGACGGCGACGCCGTGCACCGCGAGCACAGCGGTCATTTCGTCGGGCGTGCGACCGTTCGGCACGAATGCCGAGTTGAGCCAGAGCGTGGTGTTCGGGTCGTCGTGCGTCCACTTGCCCGCTTTGCACGCGTCGGCGAGCTGCGCGGCGGTGACGGTGGCGTTCGGGGCGGGTTTCGCGGGCACGGCAGGCGCGGCGGGTTTGGTCTCGTCGAGCACCGGAGCGTCGGCATTCTCCGCCACTTTGGGCGCGTCGATTGTTTCGGTCGTGCTCGGGGTTTTGGTCATGGTGCTTTCTCAGGTTTGGGGTCGGTTGGGTCGAACGGGGCATTGCGGAACTTCACTTTCTTCAGCTGCGCATCGATCTCCATGTTCGCGCGGAACGTCGCGGTGACTTCGCAGATGTTCCCGGTGTGGATGGAGATGTCCAAACCGACGAGTCCAGCCCATGGCTTCCCGTCGAGTTCGACTTGTGCATAGAGCGGGCTCGCGCCCGCGACCACTTTGAGGTGGCGGAGTTCACGCCGCTCACGGTGTGGCGCCGGTACGTCGGACAGGTCGGGTTCGTCAGCCATACAGCCTCAGGCAGAGCGGGGAAGAATCAACCGGGTCGTTCCCGGCTGGACAGCGCGGCGAATCCCGCGCACTTCACGGCGGATCCACACGGTGCAGCGGCAGTTCGGATGCGCCGGCGGTGTCATCAGCGAGAGGAGCCCCACGCGAAACGGCTCGTCGAGCGCAACGCCGTCCGGATGGGCGACGGGTACCGCTGCGCAGATCGGACACAGCCGCTCATCGGCGGCGACGATCCAATAGCGGCGCACCTCGTCGTACGCGACCGCGCCTTGCGCGACCGCCGCGCGCCAGCCAAGCCCGCTCGCTTCGTTGGCCGCCTGCATGGCCGCCGTGCGTGCGAACGTCTCGGCGCGAAAGCGCACCAGTTTGCGACGGTACGCGTCGACCATCGTGTCGATCTGCGCAGGCGTGTAGGTGCCTTTCGCGAGGCGCAAGTCGTAGCGTCTGTCGCGCAGTTTGCGGCCTTCGCCATACGTGCCGTCTTCGTTCTTCGGCCCGAGCACGTCATCAACGCGCCCCTCTTCCAATGCCTTGCGAAAGCTGGCAATGATCCGCGCATCGTACGCCGTCAGTCCACCGCCGACACCCTGCTTGAGCGCGACCGCCACTTGCCGCGGATTGATGCCGCGCGCGAGCTCGGTCGCCATCGTTTCACGCAGTCCTTCCTGCACATCCTGCGCGACGCGGCGAAAGGCGGTGTCTTCCCACCGGCGCACCGCAGCGATCGTTTCGGGCGACGCGACCGGCGCGGCGATGATCAGGCCACGCGGCACAGGCACATCGGGGGTTGTGCTCTGCACCAGACGTAGCAGGCCCGATGCCCAGGTCGATCGCACTTGGGCAAGCGCGGTTACCGTGGCGGGTCTCTGCCATATCAAACGAACCGCAGCGGCAATGTCGCCACCTTCGAGCAGACGTATTACGGCCGCCAGTTCGTCGGGCGCCATGCGTTTGGCCAGCGTCAGGAATGCCGCCCGCAGCGACGGATCAATCCGGTCGGCGAGTTGCTGCAGGCGGAGTTGCGCGCGGTCGGCGGGGGTCACTGCGATGACACCTTGTCACGCACGGCATACGGGCCGCCCGGTCGCAACGCCTTCACCATGAACTGCCGATTCAGCTCACAGTTCACATACGTGATGCGCTCTTCGTGCGCGATGATATTCGGCGTCGCCATCAGCGGCGCGAAGTCGTAGCCGACGCGATACGCCCATGCCATCGTCGCGTGAAAGAGTTCGTGCGTCACGACGCGCATCGAGAGCTGGCTGCGATAGAGATTGACGATGGCGAAGCACCGCGAGCCGGGCGTGATCACGCGACCGCATGTGCCCTGCGTGCGCCACGTGACCGCATTCCCGCGCGCGAAACGACAGGTCGCCCGCACATGCGCGAGGAACGCGGCCTTCGTCGGCCAGACCTGCACGCGGACGTACAGGCGGCTGTTCGGCTCGGGGTAGAGGCGGCAGACCCATGGGGCGACGGCGGGGCGGGTCACGCGCCCTTCATCTCGCCGTTCGTGATGAAACCATGCCAGCCGCAACCACCGGTGCAGTTCACCGAAGGCGTCAGCGTGGGCTTCTCATCGTTCCCGTTGTGTTGCCAGCTCGCACCATTGGGCAACTTTCCCGGCGAAACCGGAACGCCACAGTAGCCCGAACCTTTCGGGCATACGTAGAGCAGGTAGCGAGAGGCCGGGCTGTAATCCGTCGCGGCGTGACTTCGCCAGCAGAACGTGCCGGGCGCAGCATCAGCCTCGGGCGGCTCATCGTTCGCGGTGCGCACCATCGGAATCGTCACGATGACGCCCCCGCGCGAGCCCTACAGCTCCGTCGCGCCCCGCCGGATCTGCCCGACCAACTCGCGCAGGAACGCACGCGTGAAACGCCGCGCATCGGCGGGTTCGATCCCTTCGGCGAGCAATCCCTTGTAAAACGCCGCAACCGGATGCGCGAGATCGCGCGCGAGGGCGCCCAGCGTATCGATCGCGTGTGTCCGCTGCACGTCCTCAGGACGACGGGTCGGCATTCCTGCATACTACGCCGCCTCGGGCAGCTTGTCACCTTCGCGCGCTTCGGGATCGATCGGCTGTCCGGCCAACTCCCGCGCGCGATCGGCCTCGGCCTGTCGGACCGCCTCGGCTTGCCCCACCAGCGCGAGCGCTTCCTTGTCGAGGTTCAGCTCTTCGGGCAGCTCGCCGTGCTTGAGCGCATACAGCAGGCTTTCGAGCGTCAACCCGCCACGCTCCCACGCGTCGAGCAGCACGCGCAGCAGCGCCGGATC